CCTTTTGGTACATACCCTCTTTCTACCTTATCTCTATACATCATTCCTAATACAGAATTTTTGCTGACACCTAGTCTATCTCCTACTTGTCTTGCTGTTAACCCATCTTTTGTGAGTTCTTTAGCCCTATTTAAATTTTCTGTTGTCCAAATCTTTTTCATTTAAACTCCTCCCCATTTTTTTATGTGCTAATATATCTGCTTCAATTTCTGCCTTGTCAACATCTTTATTTGTTTTTAATGTTTCTACTAAAAACTCCTCATAGTATTTTTCTAATAACTCATCATTATTTTTGTCACTCATTATACCCACCACTCTGGTTGACTTCTACCTTTTTCCCATTTAGCAAAATACTTTTTCTCTCCTACATAGTACCTACGATAAGCTACAACATAATCATCATCTTTGTATTCATCTGGCATACATTGAGGAGGTGTAGTAATATAATCTGGATGCATTTGTTTTGTTATATGTTTTTGCATATTGTTATCTACTATAAAATCTAGTATACGATTTGATTTATGTATTTTCCCAAATCGTTTAAGATACTCTTTACTAATTTCATCAGCATTTTTAAAAGCCCACATAAAGTTACTTCTATTATGACCTACCCATTTTGTCATAGGGTGATTAGGATATGCTAATTTATATAAATAATCATCTTCATACCCATTTTGTCTTAAAGCCGTTGATAACATCTGACAACTTTCTAACAACATTTTTGGTATGTGTTTATCACATAACATTTTGGCTGATAGTTCTGGTGTTTTATCTAAAAAGAATATATTCATTTTTTTACCTTTGGTTTACGCATATAATTTTTTTCGGGTTTGTATTTTAATTTCATTTTCTTTTTCATAACTTTAATTTGAGTTATACTTTTTTCATAAGATGCTATTAATTTATCTAATTGTTTTATTATAACATTTGTAATTTTATTGTCACTCATTGTTTACTCCCTTGTTAATTTAACTAATTACCCCTAATAGTAATACGGTATACCACGGCGGGGGGTTTCCCCTTTCTATAGATTAAAATAAATCTGTCAACAATAAAATAAATAAAAAATTACTTGACATAGATTTTTGGTAGTCTATAAGAAATTATTATATGCACCCAACCTAATTTGATGGTGGTACTGCATATAAATTTAAGTAAGCCCAACCCATTACCCCCATTGTCTATGAGGTAGTGAGCCGACTTACTTAAATAAGGCACGGGGTGGTGCCATAGGATTGTGTTTGAAATTATACAAAGTAATCAAGAGTTCCTAAACTACCCCACTAATTAAAGGGGAGTATGCTACAAAGTTTTTTAAAGAATTTAAATTTAAATGTTAATGAGGCAGTCAGAATAGATTGTCCTATATGCTTTCATAAAAAGACCTTCTCTGCACTAAATAGTGGTGACCAAATAGTTTATAACTGTTTTCATGCTGATTGTAGTATTAAAGGTAGAGCAAGAAGTGACCTATCAAAAAGATTATTTCAACAAGTAGAAAAAGAAAAAGAACCAGAAATATTCTACTATAGAAATCATTGGGAAGAAGGATTAGAAAATAAAGATTACAGAGAGTATGTTACACACTATGATTTACAAGATTACTATGACATTATTCGTTATGATAGACACACTCATAGAGCAGTATTTTTAGTTAAGAAAGATGACAAGCTAGTTGATGCAGTTGGTAGAGCCTTATACAAAGATAAAAAACCTAAATGGTATCGCTATGGCAATTCTGGTTATCCATTTGTACACGGAAATAGTGATACAGCAATTATTGTAGAAGATGTGGTATCTGCACTAACTCTATCAAAGTTTTGTACGGGAATAGCATTATTAGGAACTAATATATTGCAATCTCATATTGATGTGTTAAAGAAATATAAAAGAGTAGGAATAGCACTAGACAAAGATGCCAGTAAAAAAACTGTTACATTAATTGATAATTTAGCTTTAGATATGAATGTTAAATTTTTATTGTTAGAAGAAGACATAAAAGAAATGTTAGACGAAGATATTAAAAAGTTAGTAGCTAAAGTAAATAATAAAGCATGGGGATGGATGAATGATACATACTGAAATCCTATCTATTTGTTTAAACCACGAACACTACAACAAAGTTCGTAGGTTTATTGATGTTGACATGTTTAATCACGAATATGGTATGGTATATACCCTAATAGAGAAAATACACACAAAATATCCAGAAAAAATACTGACATTAAGAGAGTTAAAGGTCATGTATGCTGACCTATATCCCGCAGTACCAAAGGCTACTAGGCAGAATATAGTAGATAAGATAGATGAATTAGATGAAAGTAGCTCCATATCGGAACTAAATTTTGATGCAATTAAAAACTTTTGGGTTAGGCAACAAGCTAAAGAAATAGGAGAAAAGGCTGTTGACATTTACACTGGTGCTGACAAAGACATAAGTAGTTTAAGACGATTAGTAGAGATGTTAGACGAACAAAACATGGTAGGTAGTGATACTTACAAAGTTGTTGAGGAGGATATTGAAGAATTATTTACATTAAATGGCAATAGTGGAGAGTTTAAGCATAGGTTACTGACAATAGCTGACAATGTTCCCGCTTTAGAACGAGGGCATTTTGTTATTCTTTTTGCTAGACCAGAGATAGGTAAGACGACATTTTCTAGTTTTAATGCATCTGGTTACATACAACAAGGAAAGAAAGTGACATACTGGGCTAATGAAGAACCCGCAGTACGAATTAAACTTCGAATAGTACAATCATATTTTAATCAAACTAAAGAACATATTGCTGACAATTTAGAAAATTATAAGGAAGAATACATGACAAAAATAAAACCTTTCTTAACAGTTTTTGATAGTGTAGGTACACACATAGATGAAATAAATGAGTATGCCCGTATTTATAAGCCAGATGTAATGTTTATTGACCAATTAGATAAAGTACATATAACGGGTAACTACAATAGAACAGATGAAAAGCTAAAAGATACTTATGTTAGAGCAAGAGAAATAGCTAAAAGACATGAGTGTTTAATGTGGGCTGTATCCCAAGCAAGTTATGAAGCAGAAGGTAAATCAATAATAGATTACTCTATGTTAGATAACTCTAGAACGGGTAAGGCGGGTGAGGCAGATTTAATTTTAGGTATAGGTAGAGGTGCTGACAATAATGATTTATCAGACCCTTATCGTTGCATAACAGTAAGTAAAAATAAATTAAATGGTTGGCATGGTTCAAGACATGCAAGAATAAGTATACAAAGGGGGGTTTTTGAGAGTGATAACGACAGTTGATGTAGAAACATCTTATGATGTTGACGAAGATAATAAGAAATCATCAAGTCCTTTCAACGGAAATAATTTAGTTTCTGTAGGATATAAAATAGATGACAATCCAGTTGAGTACCTATGTTTTTATCATAGGGATGAGCCACCAACACCTAATGCACAAAAGATTTTACAAGATGTTCTAAATAAAACTGATGTTCTTATAGGACATAACATAAAATTTGATTTTAGTTGGTTAGTACAATGTGGGTTTACTTATGACAAAAAGCTACATGATACTATGGTTATGGAATATATATCGGCAAGAGGTGTCAAATGGGGATTTTCGTTAGAGGATTGCTGTAAAAGAAAAGGTGTAGCACAGAAAAAAACTGATTTAATTGAGCCATTTATGAAAAATAATACATCTTATGAAAAAATTCCTTGGAGTATTGTAGATGAGTATGGTAGAGGAGATGTTGAAAGTACTTATCAGTTGGCTAATGCACAGTTAAGTAAATTAAAAATAACATGGGGAGATTTATATGACAAATAGTATGGTACCTACATTAAAAATGTCAATGGAACTGACAAAAGTTCTAGCTGATGTTGAAATGAATGGGTTACATATTAATGTAGATGCTTTAAATAATATAAAAGTTAAGTTTGAAAAAGAATTAGTTGATTTACAAAAGTATTTAAACGAAAAAATAAGAGTATTTATGGGAGATACACCTATTAATTTAGATTCACCAGAGGATAGGTCTAGACTTTTTTACTCTATGAAAGTAGTTGACAAAAAGTTATGGGCTAGAAGATTTAATATAGGGTATGAGGATAGAGGAAATACAAGAAAACCTAAAAGAAGAACTAATTTTTCTACTATAAAAGATTTTTATGCAGAAATAAATTCTTTAGCAAGAGCAGAGTTTAAAACACACGGAACTATATGTCATAACTGTCAAGGTACTGGAAAGTATACTTACATGAAAAAAGATGGTACACCTAGTCACTTAAAAAGAAACTGTAAAACTTGTGATACAAAAGGTTTACTATTTAAAAATAAAGATGAAAGAGCAGGATTAAAGCTAAAACCTAGAAATGTTATTGATTGCTCTTCTATGGGATTTAAAACTGACAAAGTTGTTTTAGAAAACCATCTATCAACAACAAAAGGTGTAGAGCATGAATTTTTAAAAAGATATGTAAGATACTCTGCTATAAGAACTTACTTAAGAACTTTTGTTGAAGGTATGTTAAAAGCAATTCAAAAAGATGGTAAAGTACATCCTCAATTTATGCAATGTGTTACAAGTACTGGCAGATTATCTTCTCGTAATCCAAACTTCCAAAACATGCCTAGAGGTAATACTTTTCCCGTTAGGGAGTGTGTTACATCTAGATGGGAGGGTGGAAAAATAATGGAAGGAGATTACTCACAGCTTGAGTTTCGAGTTGCGGGATTTTTAGCTCAAGATGAGCAAGTTTTAGAGGACATAAAAAATAAAGTTGATGTTCATAACTACACTGCAAAGATATTAGGAGTGTCACGACAGAAAGCTAAAGCTGACACCTTTAAACCGCTATATGGAGGTATACTAGGTACCCCCAAACAGATGCAATACTATAGGGCTTTTAAGAATAAATATTCGGGTATTACTAGGTGGCACAGAGAGTTACAAAATGAAGCATTAATGACAAGCAAGATAAAATTACCTAGTGGACGACAATATTTTTTTGCTAATGTTGAAAGATTAAGAGGTGGAGGTGTTACAAATTCTACTTCTATTAAGAACTATCCTGTACAGGGGTTTGCTACAGCAGATTTATTACCTATTGCATTAATTAATTTAAATAAGCTATTGACAAAGCGTAATCTGAAGTCTATTGTATGCAACACAGTACATGATAGTATCGTTTTGGATGTGTATCCAAATGAAGACGAAAAAGCTATCGAAACTTTAAAGGAGGCTATGTTGTCTATATCTGATGAATGTTATAAACGATACGGCTTTAAATATACAATGCCAGTAGGAATTGAATTAAAAATCGGTAATGATTGGCTTAACATGAAGGAGATATATAACTCAGATGATTGAAAATAATGTAAACGCTATTGCTATACCTACTGATATAAGTAGTTTAAGTGATACAGAATTAATGAGACTAACAGGACAGTTGGATAACGGTAGCCAAGAAGGGTCAGTGTTATCAAGACTATCTATTAACTACCAAACAGAGGATGAAAACGACAATCCTCTTCCAAGAGGGCAATTTACTTTAAAAGTCGATGGTGACGCAGTATATTCTAAATCTGTTATCTTTAGACCTTTTATTAGAATGTTTGCTTACAGCTATTGGGATAATAATGATGAAGTCTTTACATCAAGTGTACAAAGACCATCATTAGGTGACCAATTTCCAGATTCACAAGGCACATACAAATGTGGAAAATTATCTAGAGAAGAACTAGAAGCTTTAGCTGATGGCGACCCTCAAAGAGTAATTCAAAGCTCTATAAAATGTAACCAAGTTATGTATGGTGTTGCTGACATGGAAGGTAGTAAAGCTGACGGAAAAGATGTTAGCTTAAAACAAATTCCTTGTGTTCTTTATGCTAAAGGTGTTAATTACATACCTATGAGTACTACACTCAAGTCTTTAGCTACTCAAAAGAAACCAATGATAAGAAACAATCTTTTATTATCTACTAAAAAGCAAAAATCTGGTGGAAACACATTTTTTTCTATAGATATTAAGATTGGAGAATCAGTAGCAATGTCTGAACAAGACACTGTTTTACTAAAAGAATTTGCGGCTGTAACAAAGTCTGTAAATGAAGGCGTAATGGAGAAGCATAGAATTGCTGTTAAACAACAAACGAAGAATGGCGACCACTCCCTAGCTATCGAGTTAGACGAATAACAGTATGCTATCTACTCTAATAGAGAACTTTCTCTATGACGCAATCGGGGGAAAGTCTAAACCACTATCCCCCGAAGTTATAAAGGAATTTAAAGAATCTTGTGGTAACGCATTAGAAAAACAATTTAATCGACAGATGGATTGGCGTATTCGTATGTCTGGTTTAGGAAAACCTCTATGCCAACAGCAATTAGATAAAAAAGGTATTAAAAAAGAATTTCAATACAATACAATAATAAAGTTTTTAATGGGTGATTTGCTTGAAGCGGTTGCTATAGCAGTTATGAAAGGGGCGGGAATTGAAATAGAAAAGTTACAAGAGCCAGTGTCCTTAAAAATAGGTGGTATAGAATTAAAAGGCACCTATGACGTTAAAATAAATGGAAGAGTTTGGGATATAAAATCTGCAAGTCCTGCAAGTTTTAATAGTAAGTTTGGAGAATGGGGTAGCTACCATAAAATAAAAGAAAATGATTCTTTTGGGTACATCATGCAAGGACATATGTATAGTGAAGCCGATAACTCACCTTTTGGTGGTTGGATAGCTATTAATAAAGTTACTGGTGAATTTGCTGTTTGTGAAGCACCAGAAGACCAAGAAGAAGATAGAAAAGACATGCTAGAACAAGCTAACGAAACAATTAAAGCATTAACTTCTAACCAGAAATTTGAAAAGTTGTTTACGGATATAGAAGAAACTTATGTGCCCAAATCGGGTAAGCAAAAAGGTATAAGATTACCTACTGGAAATACTACTTTAGAAACTACTTGTGGATACTGTGAATTTAGGGCACATTGTTGGCCGAAAGCAGTACTACATGAGAAAGTTACATCTAAAGCTAAATCTAAACCCCTAGTTTGGTACAATAAATTAAAAAATACTGAGGTAAAAAATATATGAATGTATTATGGTTATCAAGCCCCTTTCGTAAAGATGATATACTAACTAATAAAGAAGCAATTTGGGTATACAACGAGAATGAATTGCATGAAGGTGGTGGTGAAATGAGAGAATTTATGCGAAGTGCAGAAAATTGTCACCCTTTAATAACGAGAGAAACAATAGGTAAAGATGGATATTTTAGAGAAGATAACATAGCTAGAAAATCACGAATGATACACAACTATTTTAATGCACTACATATACGAATAAAACAAGGAAAATTAGCTATCTTAAATACAATAGAAATTAATGAAGCTATAACTGAAATGGAAAAACACGCACCAATTTTAGGTGATATATTTTCTAGTAATATAGATAAAACCAATAAATTTAAAATGAAAACTCTTATATGACTTTGAGAAAAGGATTTAGGTCTGAATTTGAAAGAGGGTTTGCCCATTGGTTGATTAAAAGCAATATTAAATACGAGTATGAGAAATCATATGTTGAATACCAACCAAGAATTAAAAGATACACCCCAGATTTTTACCTTTCCAAACAAGATATATTTATAGAAACAAAAGGATTTTTTGATTCCGCAGACAGAAAAAAACATTTACTTGTTAGAGAACAAAATCCTAATATTGATATTAGATTTTTATTTGTAAATGCTAATAATAAACTTAACAAATCAAGTAAAACAACCTATGG